GCAGTTGGTATAGCAACATCAGGATCTACTGTTAAAGTTCTCTCTGGTACATATGTAGAAACTAATCCTATAGAAGTACCTGCTAATGTCTCTGTTGTTGGGGATGATCAAAGATCTGTAAATGTAATAGGTAGTACTCCAGAAAAAGATATATTCTCAGTTAGGAAGGGTGTTAAGTTAGCTAGTATGACTTTCCAAAATCATATTGCACCTGCTGCTGCAGTAGGATTCCCTACTGGAGAAATTGCAGAGAATGTAGGTGGTGGTAAGTGGAAAGGTCCATATGTTCAGAACTGCACTAGTGATACCACAACAGGAACTGGTATTAGAATTGATGGAAGTCAAGCAAGATTGCTTAAGGCAATGAATGTTGACTCCTTCACTCAATACAATCAAGGTGGTGTTGGTGTTGCTGTTACTAATGGTGGATTTGCTCAATTAGTTTCACTATTCACTATATGTTGTGATGAAGCAGTAACTTGTGATTCTGGAGGACAGGCAGATTTAGCAAACAGTAATTGTAGTTTTGGAACAAAGGGATTGGTAGCAAGAGGTGTAAGTCCACTTCAATTTACAGGAATTGTCACATCTACTGCTGCTGTTTCTCAA